GACAGTATGACTTGTTGGTATCTTGATGTAGATGCTCTTGGTGGTCCTGCTTCTCCTCTATATTTTGGTGGTATTGCTCGTAATGCTGGTTATTTACAAGCAATGGGTACATGGACATTGGATGCTGGACAAGGCGCTGATGACTATGCTGTATTTGTAACCAGTATGGGTGAAGTCATTGTTTATAACGGCACTGACCCTGATATTGCTGACAAATGGCTTCTTAAAGGCGTATGGCAATTAGGTCAAACCTTTAGCCGTAGATGCTTTTTTAAATGGGCTGGCGACCTTTTATTGCTTACTCAAGACGGTTTAGTGCCTCTTGCTTCTGCTCTTCAATCTAGCCGTTTAGACCCTAGAATCAACCTTACAGATAAGATTTACTACGCTGTAAGCCAAGCTGCAACTACTTATTACGGCAATTTTGGATGGCAGATTAATTATTATGCTTCTGAAAATATGCTTATTTTGTCTATTCCTACTAACGCTGGAATGGAACAGTTTGTAATGCACACCATTACTAAAGCATGGGCTAGGTTTACAGGCATTCAAGCGTATTGCTGGGAAGTATCAGGCGATGCAGATATGCACTTTGGTTCAGACGGATTTGTAGGCACTTTTTACGATGCTACTTCTGATGACGGTGCAAACATTACCGCTACAGCACAACAGGCTTATAGCTACTTTGAAACCCCAGGTCAATTAAAGCGCTTTACTATGGTTCGCCCAATATTGCAATCTGCTGGTGGTATTCCTTCTGTTGTATGCGGTATTAGCGTAGATTTTGACACTCAAAGCCAATTAGGGGCTGTTTCTTTTAACCCTAGCTTATTTACAACTTCATCATGGGATGTTGCTAAATGGGATAGTAATAATTGGGCTGGCGGTTTAGTTACAACCAAAATATGGCAAGGTGTTTCAGGTCTAGGATTTACAGGTTCGATTAATATTAATGTAGCGTCAAGAGATATAGAATTACACTGGGCGTCAACCGATTATGTAATGGAACGAGGAGGCGTACTGTAAATGCTTGTTACAGCAAACACACCAGAATTAAAAAATATTGCAATACAAATATTATTTAATGAAATTGGTGTGCAACCCTGCGGAGATTTACAGGCTATTTTTTGGGCTAATAATGACAAACAGATTGAATGGGTAATTGGATATACCGCTTTTATTGGAAAAACTTGTCAAATGCACATGGTCAACTTAAAAGGTGGTTATACACCAAAAGAGTTGTTAAAATCGGCATTTGATTACCCTTTTAATAAATGTGGTATTGAAAAGACTTTTGGATTGGTAAATAGTAATAACAAAAAAGCTATGGAATACGACCAAAAGTTAGGGTTTAAAGAAGTAATACGATTTAATGGTATGCACGATGACGGTGGTGATATTGTAGTTTTTGAAATGAATAAAGCTGATTGCAGATGGATTAAGGAACGCAAAAAATGAGTATTTTAAGACACTTAAACAAACATCACGGTTATACCGTTGAAGGCAAACGCACTCCGCTTGGTGGCGGTAAAGGTGCGCCTCCTGCGCCTGATTATGGCGCTGCTGCAAAAGAAACAGCTGCAGGAAATTTAGATGCCGCTAGAACTGCTGTGGCAGCTAATCGTGTAAATCAATATACACCTTATGGCTCTTTAGAATATAAGATTAATCCAGAATCGCAATGGGATATTTATGGTAACCCTACATGGTCAGCCACTCAAACTTTAGCTCCTGAACAGCAAAAGCTTCTTGATATCCAAAACCAAACTAGCCTTGGCTTAGGTAGTTTGGCTGGTAAAGGTCTTGGCTATGTAGAAGAAATGCTACAGAAACCTTTTGATACAAGCAATTTGGCTCAAACAGGTATTAATCCTGGCGAAACTATGCAAGATTCCATTATGCGTAGATTGCAGCCTCAAATTGCTCAGGGTCGTGAAGCATTGCAAGCTCAATTAGCCAATCAAGGCGTAGTGCCTGGAACTGAAGCTTATAACCGTGCCATGACCCAGCAAAGTCAGCGTGAAAACGACTTGATGACAAGTGCTGTAGTTCAAGGAACTCAAACTGGTTTGGCTGCAAATCAGCAAGGATTCCAACAAGCTGGTTATATGCGTAATGAGCCTATTAACACTCTTAATGCGGTGCGTACAGGCTCTCAGGTAAGTAGCCCTAGTTATATTAGTAATATTGCTCAACAAGCGACTACTCAAGGGCCTGATATGTTAGGCGCAGCAACAGCACAAGGCAACTACAACACAGCGGCTAATAATGCTTCTCAAGCCTCAAGCAGCAATTTGACAAGTGGTTTAATGGGTTTGGGTGGCGCAGCAATGATGGCGTTTTAATGGTTCCAGTTAATGAAAGTGCATGGTCTTATTTTGGAGAACCTAGCGTAGCAGTGTGGGAAAACGAAGAGTATAAGGTTTATGGTTTTCAAGACAGTGTTTCATTAAGGTTGGATATTTGTAGAAAAGATGGTAAAGATGGAATAAAATGGGATGACTTGCAAAGAATTAAAGCCGATTGTGGGTTTAGTCATTGTGATGCTGTCGAGTTTTTTCCTTCAGAAGCTGATGTTATTAACACAGGAAACTGGCGGCACTTATATGTATTTTTTGACAAACTTCCTTTGATTAAGCGATTATGAACCCATACGCACAAAACAATCCGTATATCATGCAAGCACAAGGCTTAGACCAACAAGGTTTAAACCCTGTATTTCAAAATATTGCCAATCAACAGGCTAATCAAAATGCCATGATTGCTCAACAAAATCAATTAGTTAATCAAGCTAGCGGTGTTGGCGGTGGTGGTGCTGGCATGAACGCATTGGCTATGGCTGCTGCATTGCGTAACAAGCAACCTCAAACTGGCGCTTCTCTTGCTGACAGAGCAGCAAACTACTTTGGCACGCAACAAAGTCCTGAAATGAAAGCTGAAATCAGCCAATTAGGTAGCAACACTTGGAATCCTATGAGTGATTATTACACTGGCAAAAACGGCTGGGGTAATTACGGAGAATAATATGGCAGACGCATATAACTTAGCACAAGCTGGGACATTAACCCCAGAAGATTTTGCTCAACAACAGCAATTAAATCGCCAACAACAAATGGCAAATATGCTGCTACAGCAAAGCGGACAACCACAAGGTCAAATGATTAGTGGTCGTTATGTTGCTCCATCTTGGGCGCAGCAATTAGTTCCTTTAGCTAACATCATGGCTTCTAAGTACATTGGTGGTCAAGCAGACACTAAAGCTGCTGAATTAGCACAAAAAATTCGTGAAGGCAAAGCTGGCGCTGAAGAAAAAATTATTAATTATCTTACTCCGCAAGCTGCTGTTCCAGGTCAAGCTCCAGTTGTCCCACAAGGTCAAACATTGCGTGATGACAATGGAATGTTGACTTACGGAGCAAAAGAAGGTGTTGCTGCTAAACCTGCAACTGGGCCTGATTTGGCTGCTGCATTGCGTGAAATTCGCACAAATCAATATGGTGTTGGTAAAGAATATGTTCCTACAATTCTTAAACAAATGATGCCTGAAGCTCCATCTTCTGTTCTTGAATATCAATATGCACAGAAAAACCCTGAGTTTGTTGGTTATCAAATGGGGCTTAAAAAAGCTGGTGCGCCTAATGTAACTACAGTAATGGGTAAATCTATTGCAAGCGAAGTAGGTCCAATGATGAAAGAAGCTCAAGGGATTGCTCAAGCCGCAGTAAAAACAGAAGATTCTGCTAACAGAATTTTGCAAGCTGTTGATAGCAATAAGTTATTTACTGGAACTGGCGCTAATGTGCGTTTAGGCGCTGCACAGTTGGCAAATACTTTAAATCTTGGTGGTGACACATTAGAAGCAAAAATTGGCAATACACGCCAAGCTATGCAAGGTCTTGCAGAACTGACATTGCAAGGTCGTCAACAAATGCGTGGACAAGGTGCTATTACAGAATCTGAAAGCAAATTGGCTGAAAGAGCAATTTCTGGTGATATTACCTTTACACCAACAGAAATTAAACAATTGGCTAATGCCGCTAAGCGTTCTTCTGAATATGCTTATGGAACTTACCAAACTAAACTTGGTGAAATGGCTAAAAACCAAGATACAGCAGGTTTAGTACCTTATTATCAAGTTCCAAGAATGACGCCCCAAAACGCAATGCCAGACCAATCTGCTATTGACGCTGAAATTGCACGCAGACAAGGAAGAAGATAATGGATTTATCCAAGCTATCTGACGCAGATTTAATGGCTTTAAAAGCTAATGATTTGTCTAAAATGTCTGACGAAGGTTTGGTGGCATTAAAAGGCGGTCAACCTGCTCAGCAAACTAGACAAGTTCCAGAAATTCCACAATGGCAATCTGCTATTGTTGGAGCTGGTAAAGGCATTGTTGACCCTGCGCTTGCAGTAGCTCAATATTCTGGTGGAAAACCTGCGGAAGTTGCTCAAGCTATTCAACAGCGTATGAAACCATTTCAAGAAGCGAACCCAATGACTTTTGGCGCTGGGCAAGTTGGTGGTGGAATGCTAACTGGTGGCGCTTTAATGAAAGGCGCTGGCATGATTCCTAGTTTTGCTAGGGCAAACCCTTATATTCAAGGCGCTGCTGTCGGTGGCGCTACTGGCGCATTAACTCCTACAGAATCTGGTGTTTCTGGCATGGAAGCATTGCAAGAAATTCCACAAAAAGTAGGCATGGGCGCATTAGGCGGTGCTGGCGGCACTTTAATTGGTCGTAGCGCAGCTAATGTAGTAGCGCCAAAACTTAGTGAAGCCGCTCAAAAACTTATTGGCGAAGGTGTAAATTTAACACCTGGTCAAATGATGGGTGGCGCATTACGCAAAATAGAAGATAAATTAACTAGCGTACCTTTGTTAGGCGAATTAATTGATTATTCACGCACAAAAGGTATTGAAGAATTTAACAAAGCTGCTTACAAGCGTGCTTTAAAATCTATTAACGGTGAAGTGCCAAGTGAAACAGGTCGTGCTGGCGTAGAGGCTGTTAAAAATCAAATTAGCAATGCTTACAATACATTGCTTCCAAAAATGACTTTTGTACCAGACCAACCATTATTTGAAGGTCTTACAAATTTGCCAAAAGCAGTTGTTGGATTGCCAAAAGCAGAAGGCAAAATGGTTGCCGACAATGTTAAAAACATTATTCAAAAATATACTTCTGAAAATGGGTTAATTAGCGGTAACGCATTTAAAGCTATTGAAGAAGATATTAGTAAGTTGGCTTCTGCATATAAAGGCGCAAGAGGTACAGACGCATTTATTGGCGATGCTTACAAAAACGCTTTAGGTCAAGTAAGAGCAGGTTTAGCAAGAAGTAACCCTGACTATGCTGAAGAATTAGGCAACATTAATACAGCCTTTGCTAACTACGCAAGACTTAGAAAAGCTGGGTCAATGGCTAATACACAAGAAATGATTACTCCTAGCCAATTAGCAGCAGCAGTAAAAGCTTCTGATGAATCTGCTGGTAAAGGTGCCACAGCAACAGGTAAAGCATTAATGCAAGACCTTTCTGATGCTGGAGTACAAGTTTTACCTAGTAAAATACCTGATTCTGGAACTGCTGGTAGAAGCGCATTAGTAAGCGCTTTGTTAGGTGCTGGCGGTGCTGGCTCATACCAAGCATTTCCTACAGTAACAGCGTTAGGCGCTGGAATAGCTGGAACTGCAGCTGCTCCATATTTGCCAGGTGTTCGTAATGTAGTTACAACAGCAATAGGAAAACGCCCAGAAAGCGCTAAAAAATTAGCAGACGCAATTCGTGAATTAGCACCTTATTTGGCTGCACCTGCGGCTCAAAAATCAGTTGGAGAATAAAAAATGAGTAGAAACGGTAGCGGTACATATAACCTACCTGCTGGTAATCCAGTAGTTTCAGGTACAACAATTAGCTCTACATGGGCTAATACAACATTGTCAGATATTGCTTCTGCCCTTACAGGCTCTATAGCTTCTGACGGTCAAACACCAATGTCAGGCACATTGAATATGACTGATAATTTAATTATCAATGTTACAGACCCTATATCTGCTCAAGACGCTGCAACTAAAAACTATGCAGACACTACTTTAGCTGCTGCAGTAGCAACTATTGAAGCTGAAATTGCTGCTGTTAATTCAGTGGTAACAGGTTCAATTCAAATGTGGCCTACAGCTTCTGCGCCTACAGGCTATTTGTTGTGTGCTGGCGCTGCTGTTTCTCGTACTACTTATGCTGCTTTGTTTGCCATTATTGGCACAACTTTTGGTGTTGGTGACGGTTCTACTACATTTAACCTACCAAACTACACAAACCGATTCCCTTATGGAACAACTTTAGCTTCTACAGGCGGTTCTGCTGACGCTGTAGTAGTAAGCCATACTCATACTGTTACAGACCCTGGTCATACTCACTCTTATGCTCATTCAACTAGCGGAACTGCATCCCCAGCCGATGTTCCTTCTACTGGAGGAACAGGCCCATCTTTGGCAATTCAATCAGCTACAACAGGTATTTCTGTAGATACTGCTGGTGTAAGTGGAACAAATGCTAACTTACCTCCATACCTTGGTATTAACTTCATTATTAAGACTTAATATGTTTATCATTTCTTGGGTTTTTGACAAATTAGGATATATGCCAAAGGTATCTGTAGATACTTCTTGGCCTTTCCCTGCCACACAACAAGACTACAAACCTCATCCTGACGAGGTTAAACCAGTTAAAAAGGCAAAACCTGCTAAAATCACTAAAGCGACTACTCGCACCCAGAAACCCAAAAAGTGAGTAGTGAAATGGCTGACCTTGAAAAATTCGACATGTTTAAATTTGGCGGCTTGGTAAACCAAGTCGAGCATTTGCAACATAAAGTTGACTCAATGGACAAAGACATCAAAGAATTGCTTGAGTTAGCCAATCAGTCTAAAGGTGGTTTCTGGATGGGTATGACAATAGCCTCAATTATTGGCGGCTTTATTACCTATATTAGCGGTTGGCTATTCCACAAATGAAACGCATGGCACATAGCAAGACTATGTGGTTTTCGTTGTTGTTGGTTATTTTTGGCGCTTTAGAAGCTGGTTTTCCATACCTACAAAACATTATTGACCCTCAATACTATGGCATTTTATTGGTTAGCATTGGTGTTATTGTGGCTGTCCTTCGGTTTATTACTACAGGCCCTGTAAGATGATTTATTTAATTTATTTAGTGCTAGCACCATTTAGCCTCATATTGACCCTTATAGCGGTCATATTAGCCCCTGTATTGCCTTTATTTGCTAGTCCCAAAATGGGATGGTGCGACAACCATAGTTATGAGGCTGTAGAGCCTCGTTTGCCGCAATGGTTAAACTGGTTTATGACCCCTGATAACAGTCTTTATGGCGATGCAACATTTGAGCGTATTAATGGAAAAAGCTATTGGTCTGAAGTTAAGTGGCTATGGCGCAACCCTGCGTATTCTTTTGCGCTACGCTATGTAAATTCCCCATACAAAACAAGTGTGCAGGGCGACCCAACAATTAAGGACAATGACAATGCGAAAAAAGGCTGGTGCTTGGTTCACGCTAATGGACTATTTCAATTTACTTTTGTTGCCCCTATTGGTTTTAGTCGGTGTATTTATGTTAATTTGGGTTGGAATATTCGTGGGTTGGTCGATGTTAATGTCCAGCCTAAGCCAGATAATTGGCAAGCAACCTTTGTATTTTCGCCACGACTAAGTGGGTATCGGTAATGGATATTAAGCTCATTATTGCTGGCGTATTGTTAATAACTGCATTTGCTTCTGGTTGGGGTTTGCGTAACCGTGACTTTAAAGAATACAAGGTAGAAGTAGAAAATGCCGCCAAAGCACAAGAAGCCCATGTGGAATCAATTAAAAAACAACAAGCCTTAGTCAACAAAGGAATTGAAAATGAGTACGAAGCTAAACTTGCTGCTTTGCGTAATTACTATAAGTCAACTAGCGTGTGGAACAACGGCAGTAGCAGTAAAGTGCCAGGAATTTCCGCAGCCCCCAGCGCAGCTGATGTTATCACCGCCTACAACCTTCTTGCTGGACAATGCGCTGAAACTACAGCCCAAACAATAGCCTTGCAAGACTGGATTAACCAACAAGTAGGTATTAAATGAACCAACATTCTCAACGCATGACAATGATTGCCACATTGTCTTTAGCAATAATTTTTATGGCTATGGTTGGCGTTATGCTTATTGGGTTATTTCACGACAAGGTGAACAACGATAAAGTATTTGAAATGCTATCTCCAGCGTTTCAGACTATTGTTGGTGGATTTATTGGATTAATTACAGGTATAAAAATAGGTCAAAGCGATGAGTAGTGGCAATTTTAAAGAGTGTTTGGACTTGGTTTTAAAGTCCGAAGGTGGATTTGTAAATCATCCTAGCGACCCAGGCGGCATGACAAATTTAGGAGTTACAAAGCGTGTTTGGGAAGAATATACTGGACACGAAGCAGACGAAAAGACGATGCGTGGATTAACCCCTGAGAAAGTTGCACCGTTATATGAGCAAAGATACTGGCGACCTACTTACTGTGAAGTCCTACCACGAGGACTTGACTTACTTGTGTTCTCAATGGGAGTTAACGGAGGCCCAGGCAGAGCAGTTAAACTTCTTCAGCAATCTCTTGGATGTGTACCTGACGGAATTATCGGAAGCACAACAATGGGACTTATTAAACAGAGTAATGTTGCAGACCTTATCGCAAAATACTCTGACACTAGACGCACCTATTACAAGTCATTAAAGACCTTTGATGTGTTTGGAAAAGGCTGGCTAAACCGTGTTGACCACGAAGAAGCACAAGCCCTCCAAATGGCTAAAAACGGCTAACAAACCACGCAATTAACCCTAACGCTGTTAATGCCCCTAAAAGCGCCCAAATGTGGCTATATTCGCTTTTGTCTGGCATCTCTATACCTGTGGCGTAACTAGCGTCTTTAAACGCTTCCTGACTTGTTCTGTAGGTTTTCCCCACCATTCCGAATGACCGTGTACTCATTTGTTTCCCCTTTTTCTGTGTTAATTGTCAAACTACCGTCTTTTTCTTTAAAAATCCTGTCCCAAGCATCCCTGTAAGCATTGGTGGTTGGTTTTTGATTTTCATTGCCTTCACTCACACTAAATCCTCCAACTTAATTCCTCGTTTATTTAGTTCTCTAAGAAACTTTCTTAAAGCTTTTTCTATAATTTCAGTAACCGCTTGATGGCTAATACCTAATTCTTCACCAATTTCTCTAAGTGTTTTTGGTTCTTCCATGTTTATTCCTAAAATAATTGCATTTGGTCTTTTATTTTTAGCGACACAAGGTAATTTTTTAAATCCTTGTCATCTTCATAAAAGATTTTAGTAAATAACTGTTTTGTGGGCATACGGACTGTGTAGTCCTCAAAACTGCCATAGCGCACAAAGTAAGCAAACGCTCTACAAGCGGTTTCATCCTCTTCGCACTTGTATTTCAATTCGCATTTGTCGCAAGGACATGGCTCACGCATATCTAATTTCATACATACGCTCATGGACTGATTGCTCAAATTTACCTTCTTTGTCTAGCGCATAAATCATTTCTAATACGCTAATATCGGTGTCGGCTATGCGGTAGTCGGTGATGTCATCCATTGACAATTTTTCACCCCAAACATCAATTAATGTGTCACCACAATAAATTGAAAACAACTGATGCTCTTTCATAATTTCCCCTTATGTAAACAACAATCACAGTTTGTTTGAAATGGCAGGTAATGTCACTAATGACAAACCCTAATGTATGTAAAAAACAACAGGGCTGTATTTGGCAGTTGCTATCAATGGGTCAGAAAGCCGCAAAATTACCCAATTACTGCATCCTACATTGGCGGCTTAACGCCCTGATAAAGGTGACCTACTAACACTAACTTTGCGGGCGACTGAGGATTTTTTATGCAACAGTCAATAGTGCTTTCGGTCATAAAAGGTGGGCTACTAACACTCCGTGGTGGGGATAACTTGAAAGTTATTAAGTGTTTTCGCCCGTTGTAAGGTGAGGCGGCAGGACTCCGTGATGTATGGTTGTGCAAAGGGGAAAAGCACACCTACCGCCTCTTGAGGTTAGTTTAACTTATTTTTAAGTTTGTATATTTTGAGCAGGCTAAGAAACATCTCATAGCCATCTCGTAAATCTTGTTCAGTATGTTCATATATAGCAACCTCGTTGGTATCGCCATTTATGTACACATTGGCGCATCGTGCAGAAGGGGCTAAAACCTCTCTATACGCTGCTAACTGTAGTGTATGCTCTAGGTAGGGTGTTAAATCACCAGGGGATTTTTCCGTAGTTTTAAAATCAATTACGACCCCACCGAAGTTATGAGTTGGCTTGCAATATAAATCGCATTTGCCACCATAACCTTCTTGAGCATTAACCAATGACTGCTCAGGAATCCATAGCTGGCTGCCAAAATGAGCCGTTACAGCGTCATCTACTTTACGGACATAGTCAGGCATCTCTGGCACAAATTCTTGGTTATAGAAGCTCTCAATCCAATCGTGAATGATAGTGCCTCGGTCAGCGGCCTCACGGCTTTTACGCTTAGACATTTCTAACACCCTAAAAAGCCAATCTTTTTCTTCCTCGCCTTCATAACGAGGGTATTCTGCTGAAGCTTTTATTGCTTCTGATTGTTTCCAAGTGTCCAATCCAGCTTTAGATAGCTGGCTGTTAATTGTAGAAACGGAAGGTACGAGAGTTCCTGGGTTTGCTTTTGCGTCACGCAAGGTTGTGCTTCTCTCTTTTCCATTTTTTCCTATAGTTGTATATCGTGGTGCGCCTGTAACGGCATCGTACCAATGCTCTGACATTTATTTCCCCTTTTTACTGCGTTAATTAAGTAACTCTAGTATAGCTTCACGGCTTTGCTGGTCTGTGCAACAATCTGCACAAGTCCTAATTACATCCTGAATAACGGCAGCTAAGTCATTAACCTCAAATGCTATTAGCTGTCTTTCTTCATCAACGCCAAAAGGCTCTGTAGAAACTCTGGCTTTGTCGCCAATAACATCTTTGATATGACTTAGCATGGCTTTCTCCTATCGGCAGATTGTTACCCATTGGCAACCACCACCACCGCAAACATACTGTTGCCAGCAGTTAGCGTATTGGGCCATTGCCAAACCAACTACAAAAAATGCGGCTACTGCTACAAGTGCTTTTTTCATAATCAACTCCTTAAAATGGGACTTCATCGTCAATAATGGTGTTGCGTGGTAATTCATCTGCGCCACGAGGTGTAAAGCCTACTGGTTGTTTTTCTTTGCCAATAGACACGCTAAAAAACTTACCTTTTTTACCTTCTTTAACCCAAGCGCTAAGCCAATGCTCTTTTCCATTAACCATAATTGAGCCTGTATAGTCAGGATGAGTTTCCGTTGTTTTGCGGTCATTTTTAAATAACGAGCCACTACCTTCTTTTGGTGTATAAGCCATTT